ACATAAAAAGTCTTCTTAAGAAAGATGGCGGAAAACTATCAGATAAGTCAAGAGATGAAGTTGAAAAAATAGTAGAACAAATAAGAGACTTTAATGAAGAGTTTGAAAATAGATTAATGACATCTTACGCAAAAATTGATGACCCTGAAGTCGCAAGAATATTAAATGATTACTTTCCAGACGGTCGAGTGGGATTTGAAACCCTAGTTGACATAGAGGATTTCGAAGGTGGTGTGAAGAAGAAAACTTTAAAGTCTGATTTTATTTTAGGTGTTAAAACTACTCAAGAACCTACCTTACAGGAATTAAAAGATTATTTTAACAATCACTTAGCACGGGCCTTGGCTGGAGAGGTAGAACCAAAATTTAACAAAAAGACAGGACAAGGAGATGGTCCTATGGCAGGTATATTGTCAAAAATTAGAAGCGGCACTTTAGATAAAAGTTTTTTCAATCGAGGCGGTCCAGTGCGTATGGCCATTGGCGGTGATCCGTTACAAAATATTAATCAACAACAATTCACACCTGACCCTGCTATGGATGATGACTTCTTTAAACAAGCAGTAGATTCAGGCAACTTACAAGCTTTTGGAGCAGGTAATTTATTTAAGTTTTTTGGTAAAGTTCCTGGTTTATTGACACCTAATAAAGTTGTGTCAGATGTCCCTACCGGAACGGGAGCTGCACCTATGGTGCCAAATGTAGATCCTGGTGACTTTCCTTTCAAATCTTATTTCATAGAATCTACTACAAGTCCAAACGCACCAAAGAGTGCATTACCAAAAGACTGGTTAAAATATTACACAGGAAATATTGCGGTGCCACAATCAGAAATGAAAGACGCAGGTATTTTTAATTACTTAGAAGATATAGAAAAATTTTTTCCTAATACAAAACTAACTCAACAAAATTTAATTGATGTTTATGAAAGCTCTCCGATTGCAAACATTGAAGTAAAAGTAAAAAGAGAGCCTATTGATGCTGGCGCACCTCCAGGTCCTTTGGGCACTTACATGGGTAAACCTAAGCATAAAGGCACAGGTTCACAATCATTAGATAATGTAGGTGAAAACTATAGAGAAATAGTTGTTAACGTTGATAAGTTACCTGGTCAAGAGACTCAGTTTTTTAATGCATCACATTTTGCTAAAGATCCTAACGTTATAGCTTTTACAAGAGTTGCTGATTACAAAGACGTAGATGGCAACACTGTAGCAGTCATCCAAGAAATGCAAACTGACATGTTGACTAACTTGAAAAAAGAACAAGAGCGAATGAAAGCTACTGCGGAGATGGTTAGAAATTTTAAAGCAAAACTGAAAGAGCAAATTGCAAACGGTGAAACATATCAACAAGATCTTCTTGAAAGATTCGAAAGAGAATATCCCGAGAGCATGTTACAGTTTATGGAAACCTCTGATCTCGTACGTCCTAACGATCCTACATTTGCATCTCAGTTAACACCTGATGTGGTGAAGGAGTTGACTGAAATTCAAGAGCGAATCACAACTATTGCAAATCAAAATAGAGCGAGAGTTGTAGATCCTGACTTTCAAAATAAAATAGTAGCCTTACAAGAAGAAGGTAGACAAAAATTTAATGCACTGTTTGAATTGAACAGAGGCACTAATTACCAAGATCAATTGAAAAATATTAGAGTTCTAGACGTGGATAATACTGAAGATTTAGCTGATTTTGTAAACCGTAATCCAACCTACATGGGTAGTAATCAATTTAGACCTGTGCAGAGTTTCCCTGTGCTGCCTTTTAATAAAGGTAAGGACTATATTGACCTCCTGCTAAAAGCTACAATCAAAGATGCAGAGGCTAATGGTATTAATAAGGTAGCAATCTTTCCGTCAGAGTTAGTAAATAGAAGATGGGGTAAAGATCCTGATGGGCCTGCAGGTAAAAAATTTAAAACTATCTACGACAATATAACTGTGCAGGAGTTAAAGAATATTGCTAAAAAATATACAGGTAGTAAAAATAATTTAAAAATAGAAGAAATTGTAGATCCATCAAAAGCGTCCATTGGTTTAAAATTTTTTAATAAAAACGTTGATGGTGAGTTTGACTTATTGAGAGATTTATCACCTACTGCTCGAAGTGATACTGATGCTCCTGGAGGAGTACAATTATTTTTAGACCAAGAGATAACTCGTATTGCTAAAGATTATGGACCTAATGAGGTTGTGATAAGAAGAGAGATAGCCCCTGGACAAACAGTTGAATCTTTCGTGGAAATGGAGGGTAACAATTATAGACTTGTGCCTTTAGGGGATGGAGACAGAGCTGAGAATGCCACAATTATTATTGAAGAGTACAATCCGCAAATAGTTAAAATGTATACATTAACTCTGCCTGAAGAAACTACTAAGAAAGGTCCGATGTTTATTTACGGTAAAAAAGATGGTGGTAAAATTGCCTCTGATGGTTTAGTTTCAATTACTGATATATTTGGAGAATATTAATGGTACAAAAGTTTAATTCTAGCGTCCCAACACCGCAAAATGAAAACCCTATAGGCCCTGGAGGCGATGAAGATCTTAATGTTGAAGAGCTAGGACAAGAAGTAGATTTACAAACAGGACAACAAAATCCAGACATTATAATTGAAGATGATGGCTCTGCTGTTTTAAATGCAGAAGAAGCCCCTTTGCCAACAACGTTTGGTTCTAATTTAGCAGAAGTTTTAGACCCTGCATATTTACAAGCACTTGCAAATGAGTTAGTAGAAAAAGTAGACAATGACAAATCTACAAGGGAAGATTGGGAGCAGTCATACACAAAAGGATTAGACTTACTTGGTTTTAAATATGAAGAAAGAACTAGACCATTTAGAGGTGCGGCTAGTGTCAACCATCCTGTTTTGGCACAAGCAGTTACACAATTCCAGGCAATGGCTTATGTTGAGCTTTTGCCAAGTGATGGTCCCGTTCGAACACAAGTAGTAGGAGCTAACTCACCTGAATTACAACAAGCAGCAGAGCGTGTTAAAGATTACATGAACTATGAGATTACTCATGTCATGGAGGACTACAATCCAGAGATGGATCAGCTCTTGTTTCAATTACCTCTTTCAGGTAGCGCATTTAAAAAAATATATTTTGACGATGTAGCAGGTAGAGCAACATCTAAGTTTATACCTGCCGAAGATGTCATCGTACCGTACGGATGTTCTGACTTGGACGATTGTGAAAGAATTACACAAGTTGTCAAAATGACAAAGAATGATTTGCGTAAAAAACAAGTTTCTGGCTTTTATATGGACATCAATGGTGAAGGCTATGACGGGTCAAGCACAACAGATTTACAAGAAAAGAAAGATGAGATAGATGGTGAGTCACCAGGAAGTTATGCCTCTGACGATATGGTTGAACTTTTTGAGATGCACGTTGATCTCGATCTTGAGGGTTTTGAAGATATAAATTCTAAAAATGGAGAGCCTAGTGGTATTAAGCTACCTTACATTGTAACGATAGATAAAGGCTCTAACGCAGTATTATCTGTGTACAGAAATTATAACGAAGGTGACATATTAAAAAAGAAGAATGAATATTTTGTACATTACAAGTTTTTACCAGGACTAGGTTTTTACGGTTTTGGATTAATACACATGATTGGTGGATTGACAAGATCTGCTACATCAGCGTTACGTCAATTGTTAGATGCAGGGACATTATCTAACTTACCTGCTGGTTTTAAATCAAGAGGTCTAAGAATACGTGACGATGATCAACCATTACAACCTGGTGAGTTTAGAGATGTAGATGCACCTAATGGTATAATCCGTGAAGCCTTAATGCCTTTACCATACAAAGGCCCAGACCAAACATTAATGCAGCTTTTAGGATTTTGTGTTGATGCAGCAAAACAGTTTGCAACCGTTGCAGATATGCAATTATCTGAGATTGGTAGTTCACAAACACCCGTTGGCACAACCATGGCTCTTATGGAGCGTGGCACAAAAGTCATGTCCGCTGTGCACAAAAGATTACATTACGCACAAAAAAAAGAATTTAATTTATTAGCTAAAATATTTCAGCTTG